CTTTTACTCACACCATTTTTCCAATCCCCGGAGGTGAGTAACCATGGCCAAACTCAGGGCGGTCACTGACGGTGACTCCGCTCCGAAGAAGCCCCTGACCGTCAAGGCCGCCGCCGACTCCGGCGTGCGCAGGGACCTTCTGGTGGCGATGCGGTCGCGGATCGCGCTCGACATCGACTCTCAGGACACCCCAGCTCGTGATCTCGCCGCACTGTCTCGCCGGCTGCTCGAGATCGTGAAGGAGATCGAGCAGATCGACGCGGAGGACAGCGATGACGACATCGGCACCGCCGCGTCCACCCCAGACGAAGCCTGGACTGCTACCTGACGCTCGCCACCTGGTGCTCCCGAAGGGGATCGTCTCGTCGGCTTTTCCCTCGGTGCTCGCGGTGCTGCTGGCCCTAAAGCTTGTTCTGGACCAATGGCAGGCGGAACTTGCGAAGTGCATCCTTGCGAAGGACGCCGATGGTCTGTACGCGGCGGACACGATCGTCATCTCGATCTGCCGGCAGGCGGGCAAGACGTTCCTGATCGGGTGCCTGGTCTTCGCGGACTGCATCAAGAACCCGGGCACGACAACGGTGTGGACCGCGCACCGGTTCAAGGTCTCGCGCGAGACGTTCAATGAACTGAAGGTGCTGGCCGCGTCTCCGCTGCTGGCGCCGCACATCGACTACGACGCGATCACGACCGCCGCGGGGAATGAATGCATCCCGTTCCGCAATGGGTCGCGCATCGTGTTCGCCGCTCGTGAGCGTGGTGCGATCCGTGGCTTCACGAAGGTTCGCCGCTTGATCATCGATGAGGCGCAGATCCTCACCGAGATGGCGATGTCGGACCTGGTGCCGACGCAGAACCAGGCGGAGAATCCGCAGATCATCTTGATGGGCACGCCGCCGAAGCCGACCGACCCGGGCGAGGTGTTCTCCGCACTGCGGGCGGAGGCGATCGCCGGGACCGTCGAGGGCACGCTGTACGTTGAGTTCTCCGCGGATCCCACTTGCGAGAGCGACGACTGGGAAGCGGTGCGGCAGGCCAACCCGTCGTTCCCGAAGCGCACCGGCAAGCGTGCCATTCTGCGGCTGCGGAAGCTGCTGACCAACGACGCTGACTACCGCCGCGAAGGTCTGGGCATCTGGGACACGGACGCACTCCGCAGTGTGTTGCCTGGGTGGGCTGGCTGTGCGGTGGAGATCAAGCCACCGAAGGTCACGTGGATCGGTCTTGCCGTCTCGCTTGACCTGGAGTGGGGGTCGATCGCTGCCGCCGGGCTGTGGCCGAACGGCAAGGTCCATGTCGGAGCGGTCGAACGAAGACCAGCCTCGGCGTGGCTGGCCGCGGAGGCGAAGCGGATCCAGGTGGCCCGCGGATGCCTGGTGGTGCTGGACGAGAAGTGCCCCGACGCTGGGCTCCCAGTCGCGCTGGAGAAGGCGAAGGTCGACTTCGTCCGGCTGAAGCTCGACGAGTACATCGAAGCCTGCTCGCAGGTCGTGAACTGGGTGAAGGAACGCCAGATCACGCACTCTCACACGACCGAGCTCGACGACGCCATCAAAGTGGCGGCGTGGCGGATGGTCGGCGACCGGAAGGTCTGGGGACGGAAGCAGTCCACGGCGGACATCTCGATGCTCGAGGCCGCCACGCTCGCGGCTCGCCAAGCGGCGATCGCTCCGAAGGCGCCGCCTGCACCGCCACTCGCTGATGTTGGTTCCAGTTCGCACATGTCCGACTCGTTCGACTCGATGGGCTTCTGACGGAGGTGAGCACCTGTGGCTGATGACCAGGTCCCGGCTCCGTTGACCGCGAAGGGCTATGAGGCGGAGCAGTGGGGTCAGTGGGCGACTCCGGATTCGATGAACGAGGAGACGCCGGAGTTGGCGTGGCCGAACTCGGTTCCGGTGTACGACAAGATGCGTCGGCAGGACGCCCAGGTGCGGTCGGTTCTCCGTGCTGTGGTGCTGCCGATTCAGCGGACGGTCTGGTCGATCGACCCGAACGGAGCCCGCGACGAGGTCACGCAGCTGGTAGCTGAGGATCTCGGTCTCCCGATCAAGGGCTCCGGCCCTGTTCCCGTGCCGCGGACCCGCGACCGGTTCTCCTGGTTCGACCATCTACGGCTGGCTTTGCTGATGCTGCCGTTCGGCCACTCGTACTTCGAGCAGGAAGCCCGCCTTGACGACCAGGGCCGATTGAGGTTGAAGCGTCTCGGTCACCGGCCGGCGCGCACGATCTCCCGGTTCAACGTCGCCCGCGACGGTGGGCTGATTTCGATCGAGCAGCTGACCACCGTTGGCGCTTCCGGGCCGATCGATGTCAACCGTCTGGTCGCTTACGTCTATGAACGTGAGGGCGGCAACTGGGCGGGCATTTCGCTGCTGCGTCCGGCGTACAAGAACTGGGTCCTGAAGGACCGGTTGATGCGGGCGAACACCACCACAATCATCCGCAACGGCCTCGGCGTCCCTGTCTACGAGGGCGCCGACGGTGAGAAGGATCTGACGGCCGGGTTGAACATGGCCAAGCAGGTCCGGTCTGGTGAAGACGCGGGAGCCGCTACCCCGTTCGGCGCGAAGATGCGTCTGATGGGCGTAGAGGGCACTCTCCCCGACGCGCTGCCGGTGATCAGGTACCACGACGAGCAGATTGCCCGCGCGGTCTTGGCGCACTTCCTGAACCTCGGCACACAGACCGGATCATGGGCTCTCGGCTCGACGTTCGCGGACTTCTTCACACTGTCGCTGCAGGCTCTCGCCCAGCAGATCGCAGACGTCGCGAACCAGCACATTGTTGAGGATCTTGTGGACTGGAACTGGGGTGAGTCCGAGCCCGCACCGAAGTTGGTGTTCGAGGAGATCGGCAGCCGCCAGCAGGCCACTGCCGCGGCAATCAAGCTCCTCGCCGACGCCGGGATCCTTCTGCCCGACCGCTCCCTCGAGGAAGCGGCCCGGCAACAGTTCGGCCTGCCGCCCAAGGACCCGAACCCGCGGCAACCGGCCGACTCGAATGCACCTGTGGATGCACCTGGAGGCACACCATGACCGTGACTGCGGAGCGCCCGGCGTGGTACCGCATCGACAACAAGGCGGGCGAACCCGCGGCGCTGTACATCTTCGACGAGATCAACCCGATGTGGGGGATCGGCGCCCAGCAGGTCGTCAACGAACTCAACGGGATCGACGCCTCCCAGATCGACGTGCACATCAACTCGCCCGGCGGGAATGTGTTCGACGGCATCGCGATCATGAACGCGCTGCGCGACCACAAGGCGAACATCACCGTGAAGGTCGACGGCCTCGCCGCATCGATCGCTTCGGTGATCGCGATGGCCGGCGACGAGATCGTGATGTCGCTCGGCGCTCAGATGATGGTGCACAACCCGTCCGGGTTCGCGATGGGTGACGCGAAGACGATGCGCGAGCTCGCCGACACTCTCGACAAGTCCCGCTCGAGCATCGCGTCGATCTACGCCGACCGTGCCGGCGGCACCGTCGATGCGTGGGGTACCGCGATGGACGCGGAGACCTGGTACACGGCGCAGGAAGCCGTGGATGCGGGGCTCGCGGACAAGCTCGACGATTCCTCGCAGGCCGAGGACATCGCCGCGAAGTTCGACCTCTCCATCTTCAACCACGCGGGGCGTTCCGACGCCCCAGACCCGTACATGCCTGTACGGCCAAAGACCCCGATGATCGCCAAGGCGCAAGTCGCCGCGGAGATGCACCGGATGCACAACGCCGCGATCGCGGCAACCAACACCCCGAAGGAGGGTGACATGCAGTTCTCCGATGAGCAGCTGGCCACCCTGCGGAGCAAGCTCGGTCTCGCCGACGACGCCACGCTGGAACCGAGCCAGGTTCTCGCCGCGATCGCCGACGTCACTCCGCAGGACAAGGTCGACACTCCGACCGTTCCGCCCATGGCGGCTCAGGCCGCGGGCACGATGGTGATCGACGCCTCGGCCTGGGAGGCGCAGCAGGAGTCCATCAAGCGCCTAGAGGCGAAGCAGGCCAAGCACGACCGGGACGAGCGCGACGACGTGATCGCGCAGGCGGTTCGGGAGGGCAAGTTCGCCCCGGCCCGCAAGGAGCACTGGGCGCGACTGTGGGACGTCGACCCCGAAGGCACCCGCACCGTGATCGACGGACTGACGAAGAACGTCATCCCGGTCGATGCGCTCGGCACCAACCTCGAGGACGACGACGCGATCGACGCCGAGTTCGCCTCCCTGTTCCCGAAGGGTCGCTGATCATGGCTGACTACACCCCGATCTACGACGGTGGCGTTAACCCGTTCACCGCGACCACCTCGGCTGCTGTCACCGGTGGCCGCCTTCTCGCCGTGTCCGGCGCCGGGACTGTGGCTCACGCCGCGGCCGACTCGCTCGCCGTGGTGGGCGTCGCCGCCCACGACGCCGCTTCGGGTGGCCGGGTCACCGTGTGGCCGATGGACAACTGCATCCATGAGCTCCTCTCGACGGGCGCCATCACCGCTTCTGCCACCGCTGGTGTCGTTGCTGACACCAACGGTCAGGTGAAGGCGGCCACCATCGCCACCGCAGCTGCCGCCGGCAGCCTCGTCGGTGTCGCCATGACCACTGTCGCTGGCGCGGCCCTCGTTCGCGTCATGGGCAAGAACTAACCGAAAGGAGATAGGTCATGCCGTTGACTCCCCCGGCGCCCACCCTTTCGGGCGACCTGCTCACCATCAGCCGGTTCCTCTCGACCCCGGCTGCCATCCAGCGCCGGCTGCGCGACTTCCGCGACCTGCGGTTCGTCTCGGACCGGATCCTCACTCAGCGGTTCCGCTCCACCGGCGGCGCCGTCCTCTACGAGCAGTCCGAACCGTTCGTCACCGACCGCACCGTCGAGGCTGTCGGTGCCGGCTCCGAGTACCCGTTCGCGAACCTTCCCACCGGGACCGCCGCTCTCGCGGCGATCGCGAAGTGGGGCCAGAAGGTCCGCCTCACCGACGAGGAACTCGCCCGCAACGTGTACGGCGGAGCGGCGATCGACCGGGCTCTGCGGAAGGTGGTCAACTCGATCATCTCCCAGGTCGACTCGATCACCATGTCGGCCGTACTTGCGGCGATCGCGTCGCAGACCACCGCCGGTGGCGTGTGGTCTACCTCGACCACCGCGGTTCCGTTGAAGGCGATCCTGACCGCCCGGTCGGCGATCGTGCAGCGCAACCTCGGGTACAACCCGGACACCGTGGTCGTGAACGACCTCGGCTACCTGTACCTGATGACCGATGTCGGTCTGGCGGCGCTGCTGAAGCGTGAGACGACCGACTCGCCGGTGTACTCCGGTGAGATCGACCGGATCGCCGGGATGCAGATCGTCGTGTCGCCGACGATCCCGTCCGGTCAGGCCGTGGTCCTGGACTCGACCCAACTCGGCGGCATGGCTGACGAGATGGACGGCGCTCCGGGCTACTCGGTCGCCGACCTCGCCGTTCAGGTGAAGTCGATCCGGCTCGACGCCAACGACGCCTGGGATCTGCAGGGACGCCGCAAGACCGTGCCTGTGGTGCAGGAGACCGGCGCCGCTCAGCTGATCACCAGCATCACCTGACAAGGAGCGCCAGATGAGCAGCAGCTACAAGGTGCTCGCGCCGTACGTGACCACGAAGGTCAAGGACGTCAGCGGCCAGGACGTCATGCTCGGCTACTACCAGAACGGGCTCATCGAGAACCCGGTCGACCAGAAGCACGTCGCAGCTCTCATCGAGCTTGGCATGCTCGAGGAGGCCGATGCCCCGACCGAGCCCGAGGAACCAACTGGCCCGGTGCTCGAGCGGCCGGCCGGCAACGCCTCGCAGGACGCATGGGCGACCTACGCCGTGGAGTCCCGGCAGGCAACCGAGGAGGAAGTCGCGGGCTTGACCCGCGACGAGCTCCGCGAACTGTACGGCTGATCTGAGGAAGGGGCGCGGGCATGGTTGCTATCGCGACGCTCGAAGAGTTCGCGTCCCAGCTTCAGTCGGATCTGGACACGGCGACAGCGAACCTGCTGTTGCTGGATCAGGCCCAGGGTCTGGTCACCGAGCAGATCGGTGACCAGAACCCTTGGCCGACGATCGCCAAGTCCGTGGCTCTCGCTGCCGCGGGCAGGGCATACGTCAACCCTGAGGGCCTGAGGCAGGACACGACCGGTGGCACGACGGCGATCTACAACACACCGCTCTACCGCAACGGTGTGTACCTCTCTGACGAGGAGAAGAAGGACCTTCAGGCATGGCTGAACGGGCCAGGCGGCTCAGTTGTGGGCCAGCCTCAGGGATCCTTCCCTGGCTCGCATGCTTGGCCCGATCCGGTCGAGTGGAACTACTGACCGTCCTGGCATTCAAACAACTGGGGAAATCATGGCTGAATCGCTGGACTACACAGACAACGGCGATGGCACCGTCACCCTCAACAACGACCCTGTCCCGGCTGAGGTCACCATCGGCCGTATCGCGTGGGAACAGATGGTAGAAGGCGAGTTCGCGTGGGCGGTCGTCACGCAGGACGAAGACAACACCCAGCACCTCGCCATCACCGCGACGA